AACGCACAACTACAGGCACTAACATCATGACACATTATTTAAAGTTTGAAAGCGAAGAACAGATGAGCATAGCGTTGTCAGATTACTATGATGATGAAGATAACTTCTTATCTGGTAACCATGAGTACACCTTCGACATCGTAGGTCTTATCTACAGAGCTACTGAAGAGACTGAGACAGATGAAGAGGGCAATGAGTATCCTGTAATGGAAGCTATTGAAGGGTGGCACGTTAACTACTTAGGTGACTTACCTGAAGCGTTAGTAAGCTATGAACTAGAAGAGCCAAACAATCCCGCTAGAGTCTTTGCAGGACACCAACCAATCAAAAAGGATGAGCAAGATGAATATCTTTAGTACAGTAATTGTAACAAACGCTAAGAAGAAAGCAGCACAGGAAGTAATCAACGAACTGTATTCTCTGCCTGCTACTGACGACGAAGCTGAGCACATTTCTACTAAAGGTGAGGGGTTCTTTGACATTGAATTAAAGAAAGGGACTAGCAAGTATTGGGCAAGCTCAGGAGCGTTCCTAAGTAGCGAGCTAACGGCTTTAATTAATAATGTATCTCCATACTATGTGGTTATTGGTAATGACTTCCAGGCAGCTCTGGATGCGTGTGGCTTGATTCGCATAGATAACGAAGAATAACAAAGGGACTTGTCATGGCAACTGTACAAGAAGCACTGTTAAAATTAGAAGGTCACGAAAGAGAATGTACGGTACGTTATCAGAACATCGAGCGTAGACTAGAGGAGGGCCAGGTGAAGTTTGGTAAGTTACAGACCGCCTTATGGGGAATCTATCCTCTAATCATTGGCCTCTTTGTTGTGGGGAAATTCTTTTGATTAATAAGCCGATAGATATAGTTTTTAGTTATGGACATTAACGAAAACAGCAACGTCACAATCCCTATTCGCAATCTTATAGCTATGGTAGCAGCTACAGCAATTGCTACTACTGCTTATTTTGGCATTCAGGAAAGGCTTAAAACCCTTGAGCATTCTCTTGATAAGTCGCAAGCCGAAATAGAGCGCAATACGGAATTTAGAATCCTGTGGCCACGCGGTGAGCTAGGCTCTTTGCCAGATGACGCAAGACAGGATATGCTGATACAAGGCATTCAATTAGATGTCGAAGATTTACGAGGTCTGCAAAGTCAGATACATGACTTGACTGTAAGGCTCGGCACTATGGAAGCCCTTAACGAGCAGGAGAACGACAATGATTGAGAAGTTTATAGCACCTGTCACTAACTTACTGGACAAGTTCATACCCGATGCGGATACCAAGCAGAAGATCGCCCATGAGATTGCAACAATGTCTGAACGCCACGCGCAGGAAATCGCACTGGCTCAGATCGAAGTCAACAAAGCAGAAGCAAAAGGAAACTGGTTCCAAGCAGGATGGCGACCAGCTACAGGTTGGGTTTGCGTTCTGGGTTTCGCAGTGAACTTCCTTATCTCACCACTAGCCGCAGGGTTTGGTGTAGATATTCCACAGGCAGACACTTCGACTATGTTGCCCGTCCTGATGGGTATGTTAGGATTAGGTTCAATGAGAACTTACGAGAGAATGAAGAATGGGAAAAGTAACTAACCTACGTCCAGACCTGTCAGAGCTGTGTGAAGATTACGATACTATTATTGTGATAGGCGTGAGCGATGACCAGATACAGATCGTATCTAACATGGAAGACCCAGACATCTTATACAGCATGGAAGTCGCTAAGGCAGAACTGATCAATGCCTACTTCAACAGCTACGAGGTACACTGATGCAGATGCAGTACTTCAACATCAAGGAGTTTGACTGCCAAGAGACTGGGGCCAACGAGATGAGTCCCTTCTTCTTGGAAAAGTTAGACTACCTGCGACACCAGTGTGGATTCCCATTCAAGATTACCAGTGGATACCGTGACCCCTCTCACTCTATCGAGGCTCGCAAGACCAGACCTGGCACCCATGCTAGGGGTATTGCTGCTGACATCCACATCAACAGCGGCTCAGAGGGATATGTGATCGTGAAGGAAGCTATGAAGATGGGCTTTTCTGGTATAGGAATTGCAAAGAACTTCATCCATGTAGATGTACGTGATACTGTACAGGTTATCTGGACATATTAGTTTACAAATGTTCGGATATGAGGCGCTACAGTACCCAAATCCTTAACTTATTAAACTCTTGCTGGTCTTCTTAGAATCTTTAAATGCCTTAGCTGTGGGCGCACCCTTAGCTCCAGGCTTTCTCATCTTCTCAGAGCTACCTGCTTTGATGCGCTTACGTTTGGCATGGATGTTTGCGTATAGACCTTTCATTACTTCATGCTCGTAGACTTTGACGCTGGACGGTATCCGGTTGCTTTAGGTTTTGCTTTCTTCTTAGGTGTGCCATAGGTTGATGCCAGTAAAGACTTCTTAGGTTTGCCAGAAAACATACCCTTCTTCTTTAGTGATCGTGAAAGCCCAGCTGCTTTTAATATAAACATATTATTACCACTTGCTCTTGTTGGCCCAGTACGCAGCAGACATCTTACCCTTGGCAATATTCTTAGCGTGACGAGCTTTGAAGGATTTACGACGAGCCTTTTGCTTGGCTGTCTTGGGATTGGCACCTGCACCACTCACACCTTGCTGACCATAGCGTATTGTCTTAACATTATCGCCTTCCTTGGCGACCACAACATGAGATTTGGTGGGGTGCTTTGGGGTTCTCTTGGGCTTGTTGTAGCCAGAGACTCCGATTCGGGATAGTAAACTAGATTTCTTACTGTTCTTTTTCATGCCCCGATTATAACATTTTTAGGACTCTAATTCACGCTCTATTAGAAAGTCACAGTAATGCTTGATCTTGCGTAGGTCTTCAACACCACCCTTACTCTTCCAGCGAGTAGCGTACTTAACAATGTTCCCCTCGCAAAAGTCTAACTGGTTTGCCAGAATGTACTCTATAGGCTGTATGGCTGTCATGTAATGGCTACCACCCACCTGTTTATTATTTGCCGTCATACTTCTTCTTCCTTTGGCTGGTACACCTCAACAAAAGCATTGCAATTAGGGCATGACAAATTGCTCACAGTATGGAAATCCTCGGACTCATGTTCAATGTCGTGATCACCACCCCAAATTAATTCTTCATTACATATCCAGCAGTTCATTCGTATTTCTTCCTCAAGTAGTTTAGGGATACAGGCATCTCATCACACTGCCCATCGTTGACCTCATGTAGCATCCACACACCTCGCCAGCTACTGTTGGTCTGGGCTGTCAGGTAGTCCTCGTCATGGACGTAGAAGATACCAGCGAACAATCCGATCATGGGCTTCATGTCTGCTCTGTTAGCAAAGGCAATGTCTCTATCCTGAACGTGACCCATCACACAGCTCATGTGCTTCTTGGATAACATCAGCTTGGCACTGCTGACTGGCCGACCCATGATACCACTGGTGAAGTAATGCGAGTATGCAATACCATCAATGACACAGACCTCAAGGAAGTCATAGACCTCCCAGCCCATCTCATCTAGCTTCAGGTCAGCATAACCTATCAGTCCCTCTAGCTTTGCATCAGACTCAATGGCTCTCTCAATGCGCTGCTCATGGTTTCCCAGAGTGAATACTAGGCGTGGGTTCCAGCGTTTTCTTTTGCCCTCAGCCAGTCTCTTCTGCTCTGCCCTGATGGGTGCAAGGAATGTTTCCAGACCCTTGATACCTGCATCAATGTCATCTTTATAGCGGCGACCCTCAAAGGACTTCTTGCCTACATCCCAACTGGAAAGGCTGGGCATATCCCAGTGATCTCCAATGTGAACGATCACATCTGGCTTCTTCTCTACAGCGTACCTTCCTGCCCACTCCAAATGCTTGAGGCTACTTCCTGGCTTGACTTGGGTGTCAGGGATAATCATGTGCTTCATAATCTACTCCATTAAAAAAGCCCCCGTTAGGAGGCCATGTCTTGGTATGCAATTGCAGCTAGGCCACATATTACAACGATGATTGCGATAGTCACGGTGAAACCCCAGTAGTTTGTAGAGGGGCCGATTATACTAGCTATCGTTGATGATATATAATGATACATATTGATAGGTTCTATATCAGTAATGACATATCAGTCGCATTCTTTCATCAGGTCAAACCAAAGTTGAACTTCAGTTTTGCATGGATTGGGATCGTCGCTCCACTCCTGCATATAGACCTCATCACCATGGGCCGAACATCTTGCATAGTCCAGACCCCCATCAAGGAAGTACAATTTGCCGTTGTCGTCTCTATGCTCCACATGATCATGTCTATGTACGCTTTCAAGAATCTTCCCATCAGGGGTCTGTAATCTATTTCTTATTAGCTTCACGTTTCTTTTTCCACTCTCGCTGTTGGTCAAGTGTTATTAGAATTAAGCCAGTAAGAAAGCCACCCACTATTATTACGCAGATGGCTGCACCAAGGGCTTCCATTAGAATGGAATGTCTTCATCGACAGGGGCTGCGGCCTTAGACTTACCTGAAGCAACATCACTATCAGTGAAGAACACCTTTACGTTACCGAGGATAGGGGTCTTAACGCC